TAGGTCAGCCGCCACCGCAGTAATGTCCGCAGTGGATCCATCCAGGAACTCGATTTGTAGGTTAATGGGATTCATTTTTTAGGCTGTTCCTCGCGAAATTGTGCCATCTGCCAAAGGCCAGGACACGCTAAGCGTGGCCAAGTCGCCGACACTTGAAGCGTAGGGTTGGTACTCGGTGCACAAGAACACGCCCGAATATGCGAGTGAAGTGCTCGAGGTTCCATCAGTGGGAGTCACAACCACAGTGGCTTGGCTTCCCAACAGCGGGAACAAAGTAGCATCTACCGATGCGGCCCCGAAGTCCTGGTGGAAGTCGAGCGAGATGCTCGCATCCTTCAGGCCGGCGATACGCTGAACAAAAGTGTCACCGAAAGCGGTAACTTCCTGCTCGGCAGCTGAAATGTCAAGAGTCACTGCGGCCAAGCTGGAGCTAAAGTCCACAGAGTTAATTGTTATGCGGTAATCAGTAGCAACAAATTTAGCCACCTTATGTTCTCCTTAAGTAGCGAATACAGTAACGGCAAAGTCTGCCGCCAAGTAGGTTATATCTCCAATTGTAGTGGATGTGATGTCCGACATCTCAGTTACTCGAGTATCGAAAGCGTACCCGCTAAGAGTCCTATCGGACTCGATAGCGGTTTTTATGGATCGCTCCCCATTCGAAATATAAGCATCCATATTCTGTTGTGCTCGAGTTTCCGCCAGGCGGCCGAGGATCACAGTAACAGTGAAAGAATATTCCGTTAGTCCCCGCTGGAAGCTCCGGTTATAGTCCACAGTAGTTAAACCTACGACAGCGGCCGGAAGAGCCGGATTATCTGGAATCTCCGAATAAGTGCGGATGCCCGAGATGGTCGCAATGTTTGTTGCGATACCCGAGCGCATACCCGAGATGCTCAAGCCATTCTCACTTTCCTGTATGGATCAATGAGCCTTTGCACATCTGGATCCAAGCGGCCAACCCGCACCACACCGATATCCGAGAACCCGAGAACCCCAGTAGGACTCTCATATCTTTTATAGGCCCTTAGCGCGGCCAGCAGTGTTGCCTGCTTGATAGCGGTGGGAACAGTAGAGAAACCGAAGCTTCCCACAATTTGAACCGAAGCCTGATTAGCGTTAACATTTCTCGGCTCATAGACAGGCCAGAGATAGCCGCCTATGGATCGCACCCTGGTGAAAGGAGTCGCAATGCCGCCAACTAAACCATTAAGCGGCTCTAGTTGATAGTCCGAAGTTGTCCAAGTTGTGTCGAAAGTTCCATTGCCGTTAGTGTCTGTTTTAATCGAACTAACCGAAATAATGTCATCGGTTTCCACAACATAAATATCTTGCGGGATATAAACCCTGGTTGCGCTGGTGCTAAAGAAAACTCTTTCTGTATAAGCATCAATATCGCGGCTCGCAGACTCCACAGCGGTTTCAAAAAGGGAATCATCCAAAGTGTCGCTTGCTGGGATTCTGGCCGCAGCCTTTACTTCCGCAAGCGTGCAGTAACCATTAGTAATTGCCATAAAAAGCCTTTCCTCTTCTATTCTACTGGTCGAGCTCCCAAGCATTTTCTCTACGCCGCCGAACATCCCAACCGCCAGGGCCGAAATCTTCCGAGCTTTTCTTATGCTCTAAATAATCTTGATTGCTTTTAAAAGTTTGCGAGTTCCTATCCTGGAAGTGTTGGCTCGATTTCAGAGTAGAGCTATTATCGTGCGAAATATTGAGATCCAACATGGCGACTTCGACCCCGAAATGCTCACAGCGCCTCAAAAAGTCATTATCCTCGAAATAGGCTGGAAAAAATCGTGCATCCCACAAACCCACGCGTGTAGCGGCCTCATAGCCGAGAGAAAAGACTTGCCAGAAGGGAAATACATTAGAAAGGGACAAAGTCGCTGTATCAGCCTCTGAGAGCCTCTCAAGCGCATCATCGTGAAAAACCACATCATTAGATGCGAAAAACCAGTTTTTAGCGAAAGGGAAGCTCTTTACCCCCAGATTCCAGGATTCCGCGACCCCCAGATTGGCCGGCATAGGGAGATAGGTTGCTTCTTCGACAAACTCAGGAATGTTTAAATCGAAATCTTTTTCATTCTGCGAAGCTCCGTTATTAATAATCAGCAAATGCCCTATCGGATAATTAATCGAGTCTAAGCATCGCTGGAGAAGGTCATAACGATTAAGGACAGGAATAGTTAAATTAGGTAACACGCTAAACACCCTCGAAATTATGGCCTTCGAGATTAAAGTTAATAAAAGGATTCAGCGAATAGACAGTTACCCCATACTCTGACTCCAGAAAGGTTTTCATTAGCTTGTGATGTTCGTTATAAAGTTCCCAAAGTTTATGACCATCCGGATAGCCGGCAACACGATGCTCCCCATCAAGAGTTCCACAATCAGCGCCAACTAAAACAATATGGGCAGCGCCAAGCCACGCGGCCAGATGCATGGATCCATGAAGGCTTGAGGATCCATAAGCGAGAGTTTCCCTACCAGGATTATGCGAAGTTAAAGGATTCCAATTTGAGCCTGGCGGCTTGTAGTTGATTTGCTCGGCAAGCGCCAGATTGTCCACATCGGGTTTTAACCAGTCCTGCTGTGTAACCGTATCCTTAGCGAGCGTAACTACAACTTTGCTTTTATCGAGTAAATCCCAGCTGACATGGTGATAGTGGCTAAAAGCGTAATCGGATATGAAACCTAAACTGTCCGCCGAATAGTTTGTGGACACAGTTATCTTGTCCTGGAAAAAATCCGGAGAAAGAAAGTTTAAGCTAGGCCCAGAACCAAGAACCCAAATTGTGGATCCATAATGGTTATTGCGCAACTGTTCCAGGCTAAGCAAAATAATCCTTCAGAAAAGGCATCCAGGAATCTTCCCAAACCTTCTCAATATCAAAATCAAGAGCGAACTTCCTCGCAGTTGTACTAAAGCCCCTGTCCGCTTTATACGCTTCCTGCAAAGCCTTCACAATGGAAGGAACATGAGGAATCTGGAACCATGCTTTCTGTGGAGAATCCCAGAAAGGTTGCCCCTCGACTAGCCAACCATCTTCGGCAATCAAATCCGGAGCGGCAGCCCAACTAGATCCAATGACTCGACAGCCGGCCGCCTGCGCCTCAATCTGCGGAACACCAAAACCTTCCCCATAACTCGGAGCAAGCAGAACATCCGAGGCCGTATAGATAGCCGCTAAATCTTCCTGGCTGTAACCTATGCGGAGTTTGTCGCGATTAGCAATAGTGACCTTCTCCGGCGGAATGCCTAAAGATTTCAACATAACGCCGATATCAAAACCCCCAGTGAAGGGTGCTGGATCAGTGTGCAAATAAATATGAGTATTCGGATACTCGGTGAGAAACATGGCAAGCGCTGTTAGGTTTTCGCTGTAAGCCTTGCGATGAACAAGGCCATTAGCCTTATTTGCGGCCACCATCGTGACTAAAAAAGTTTCGTCATCAATCTCGAGCATCTCCCTAGTCGCCATTTTGGATCCATCGGGAAGAGTAACCTTAGAAGTCTTTTTAAAAACATTCGTATCAATCGCGTGCGGAATATAGACGCTCTCAATACCCGCACCAGTCATTTGCCTTTGCCCATGAGGTGACATGGCGACCGGAGTAACATTCTCCCGCTTTAACCATTCCGCGACTTGTGGCGGCAGCGTAATGTGATCCAAGGGAACCCACGAAATAACCGGAATCTTATCTTGCCATTTGTTATAAACCCAAACATCGTAAAGAGTCATCAGAGCGTGAGGTAGCTCCGGAGCCTTCTTCCTGTGCTCATTGTGATAAAGAGTGAACACATCTTCGGAATAAGGAGTTAGTCCCTTCGGGTAATGACTCACAGAACCATGCTTAGTGCGGTACTCCGAAACATGCCCTTCCTGCCCATAGTTCGACAAGATAGCGGTATGGATCCCATGCCGAACAAAATGTTCTACAAGATGGTTAGCTTGCATCCCATAACCGGTGGGAGCCCAGGGAGAGTTCGAAGCTAAAGAGATTAGCCCTTTTATTTTTTCGTAGGTTGCCATCCCACCATAATAATAGGAAAACCCACCTGTGAACCTACGACACAGGGGGGCTTCCGGTTTTTATGAAGCTATGCGATTAAGCAAGCTCCAATGCTTTAATGTGCGCGTTACCATTTGCCACACCGGCGGCCAGTCTGTAAACGAAGCGGTAAGCCGTAATATCGTTTGCAAAATAGGCATCGGCGGAAGTCATAACTTCCAAACCGGTGGTTGCGATTTTAACGCTTGGCCAGTGTCCAAAGAACACTGCCTGATTTCCGGTGGCGATGGAATCCACTGCTGGGTTTTCATAAATATCGAAACCAAGCAGGCGGTCAGGCCCACCAACAACAGGATCCAACACATATGAGCCATTTCCATCCTTCAGGCGGCGAATCGCGCCCAGGGTGGAAGTGTTAGCCATAAAGCCGGCACCAGGGAGCATGCGGGCCATGCCATCAACGCTGTAAGCCAATTCAATGAGCTCATCGGCGGTGATTGCATTGGTGGTGCCTGCGGTAACTCCGGTTCCAGCTACTGCGGTAACAGCGGCGTGGACAACAGCGTTTGCGCGAGAACCGATGGCAACACCGGCCTGCTCGGCAATGTTGGACTCAATGTCGAATCCGGCATCACTTACAAGCTCATTCGCCAATTTGACGATGAAAGCCTGTTTCGCTGGCTGAAGAAGCAAACTGCTATAAGTGGGCTGGCTTTCTCCGATAGCGGATCCAGCTGCATACTCAGTTGCGGTTGCATAAGCAGTCATCACAGGGATGCGGAAATCATTTCCGGAATCGCGAGTGAAAACTTCCGATGTTTCCAGGTAAGGGCCAACCAATTTAGCAAGCGCATACACGCGGCCAAGGAAGTCCACTGGAACAGTGTTGGCGGAAGGCACCAGGGTGGCGCGCTTTTCCATAGTGAAGGTGTGGTTGCGAACTTCACCGCGAGCCATAGAGCGGAAAATCTCCGCACTGTTGTCGCGAGTGTCCTCGACTACCTCAAAGCCGCGAGAAGCTTCGGCGACCTCAAGGGCACGCTCTTCGGCTTTCGAAGCAGTTTCGATGGATCGGTGAGCGGAATCAATATCGCGCTCAATGCGATCAATCTTTTCCAGCTCGGCAGCATCAAGCCCACGATTTTCGGATTCAGCGCCATCAATGACATCGCGAATCTGCATCGTGAGATTTGCTTTAAGCTCCTGCTGGCGCTTAACAAACTCAGACATTAGTAATTTCTCCTTAGTTGGAATTAGTTATATCGCGACCGCGCTAACGCAGAATCACTAACGCCAGAGCTAACTCACAAATGCGCTTCTTCTATTTTATGGAATAGGTTGCGCTCGACTGCGCAGAAAAAGTCCGAACCCCCCGGGAAAGTAACAAAACCGGGGGGCTCGCCTGCTCCTAAAGAGCTCCTATGCGCTTGAAGAATAACACAAAAAAAGAAAACCCTCACTAGGGAAAGGGTGGGAACCTAGTGAGGGCAAACCCGCTTATCGCTTCTCAGAAGCCTTAATGACTCGGGTTTCTTTAGCCGGCTCTGCATCGAGCTCGACAATTGCGCGAGCCCACTCATCCGCAAGCTCTTTAATCTGCCCCGAAGAAGGGTTGCCCGCAATCTTTAGAATCGTGCGCTTGATAGTTTCTTTATCTGCCATTTCACATCTCCATTAACAGTTGTAGCTTCTTTTTCTTAAGCGCCAAAAGCTGTTTAGCCTTCTCTTCGGCCTCATCGATTTCTGGTGCTTCCTCGACAGGGGCGAGCTCCGAAATAACCTTTTCGAGTATTTGGCGGTCATCCATAGAAATATCTTCGCCATTTTCTATCTTCAGCAAAGCATCCGCTAAAGCATCCGCATCAATCTCGGCACGCTGCGCAACCTTATCTAGGCCGCGAACTGTAGCTGTGCCTTCTGTCTGGCGATACGCGGGGAAAGCTGTCAGTGATACTTCGTGAAGCCTCACGCTTTTAAGTACACGCTCGGTTCCATTATCGTTCCACTCATCGCCCCCGCGAGCAGGCATAGAAAAACCAAAAGAAAAACCTGTGACATCCTGGCGACTAATAAGCTCCCGAGCATCCCGCCCATGACTAGTATTAGGGAGAGTCGCAGAAACTCGAAGGCCGCGCTCATCTTCCGTTAAAGTCAGAGTTCCCGAGCGAGTGGATCCAAGCACAGCGCCAGTATCGTGATTCCACAACAGCTTGATATCGTTACGCGACCGAAGGGAACTCCGGAAAGCCCCAGGCTTGATTAGTTCTGTAAATCCACCCAGGTTTTCACTCCTGGAATCGAATAAGGCCGCATAGCCTTCTAAGTGCATCCCATCGGAGTCCTCGCGCACTTCGAAAGTTTCTTCAATAGTGCGAGTTTCGAGCTTGCTCAATGCTTCGCCTTTCGCTCTTCCTTCATTCTCTTGTTCAATTCTAGCAACCACGCCTTCGGCATAGTCTGATGCGCGTTGCGCACTACGCTTCGAACCACCACCACCCCATAATGCCATAGCGACCGCTCCAGGCCCAGGATAAGCATCATTTCCTGGCGTGTTCTGAGGAGCATCCATATCGACCAGGTGCCTTGCGATCCATGCGCGAACCCGCACCCACTTATCGGCGGTCATGTTGCCTTCCGCCATAGCGCGAGCTTCCCGAATAGTGCGATCCACTAAACCATCGCCAGAAAGCCCTTCCCTATGCCACTCGAGTCCTCTTCTGGCAGAAGCGCGCATATAAGAAGGTGGATCCAAGTTCACTTCTCGCTGTTCTTCGATTTCTTCGCTATCGCGTTCATCGTCAAGGTATCGGCCGCCAGGTTCCATATCTTCAGCGAGCGAAACCGCAACCATTTGCTCGATAGCGCTATCTTCAGAATCGTGGCAAGCCAGGACTTCGCCATCTTCTTTTACAACAGCCCATGCGGGGCAATCGGTTTGATTCGAAATAAAATATGGCATTAGTCTTTTTTCTGGATTCTCATTACCGCGAGAGTTGGCGAGCCCTGCCCGCTTATCCCATAAAGAGTATCCCCAGGGCCGAGAGTAAACATCAAAGTTTCGTCAGAGTGAAGGTGCATCCCTGTAGCGGTTCCCACATTGTCGCCACCAAGAATTGCATAAGTGCTTCCACCATGATTCGTGTTGTGAACCCATACATCCTGGATCATATTGTCCTGCCCCGCAACAACACTTACAGCGGTGCCAAGAGTTACTTGAGCGCAATAAATAGGCATTAGTTCACTCCATAGACAGCTTCGGGATTCTCAGGATTAATTTGACTCACAGGCTGAAGCTGTGTCGAAGCAAGCCCAGTGTGAGTTATTGGATCCAAACCGACAGCGGCTAAAGCTTCGGCAGGATCATAACCGGAAAGAACAAGAATCTGCGCCATCTTTACGCGCTTCTCATCAGCAACCAAGTCGGCCGCATCAATGTTTACATTTGCGAGCGGTACTCTCACGCTAGAGGCCGCTGGATCCGCAATGTCGGATAAATCCTCGAGCCGCCGAACATCATTAATAGTGAGGAAGCCTGCCTGGAGTCCTGTAGAGTATGCGCTCATTCGACTGTTCAAATCTGCGCGTGCGAGCCCATCAAGATTAAATTTGATAAAGCTTGTTTCCCCGCCAGGAACTCGCGCCATAAGCGGGGAGAAGGCATCTTCCAGTTTTTGCACGATAGGGCGCAAAGTGTGAGTAATGAACTGCAAATTGTTTTGCTCCACCGATGCATAAGTTGTTGTCCCTGGAATATTAAGCATGTTCGCGGGAATGTTAAACGCTCTAGCAATATCTTCGACAGCTAAGCGGCGGGCATCGATAGCCTGCGAACTCTCGGGATCCACCTGTGTCGCCTTAAAGGTTGCGCCGCCAGACAAAATGCCGGTGCGGTGCCCCTTCCGCCAACCACGATGGCGAGCATCAAAGCTATTTTGTAAGTTCGCGGCCTGCTCGCTAGTCAGGTTGCCAGGAAACTCAATAACCCCATTAAGGTTAGTTCCTTGCCCGAAAAAGGTGCTGGCAAAGTTCTGCAAAGCAAGCGCAAGGCCCATGTTCTCTTTAAGAGCTTCTACCCTGCTAACTCCTCGAACAGTACCAGGGCGTAACACATCAGGAATGAAAATCATTTCTTCCTGAGTTAGTGCCTTATCTTCACCCTCGATTTCGAAGCGCAAAGTTCCATTCCCATTCCGCTTCACCGTGACAGTTTGCGGATTAAGGACAACTAGGTTAGCCACACGCCCCTGGCGGTTGGCGAAAACTCGGACAAAAAGATTTCCATCGAGAAGAAGAGAAACAATGGCGCTATTCCAGAAAGCGGTGCGAGGAAGAGCAATATCGGGGCGCTCTACCCACTCAGGCTTCGGGCGGAAAGCTCTTCGCTGCCCATCAATTCGAATATAGCAATCAACTGGGAGCGTGCTAATCGTGGCCGCGATAA